AATAACAAACTTTGAGAATTATGGCCGAACAAATTAAACACGCAGAAACTAAAGTAGAATTTTTTAAAGATGCCTTTGCTGAAACGGGTGATAAGTATTATTACGAACAGGCTAACAACTGGATTAACCACATAGCTGATTTGAAGAATAACTAATTCTCAAAGCACCGAAGGTGAGTAGGTGCTTAATTTAAACAGAGGAATGATTATGAAACACTTTGAAAATTACGAAAGAATAATAGCACACTCTGAAAGGTCTGCTGGAAATGAATCAGTTGGTGAAATGTGGGTGGAAACTAAATCATTTGATAAAAGTATTCCCGTTTCAGAAATAATTGAGTGGGGAAAAAGAACGAGTGGCAAATTACATTTAACGATTGATGAAGGAACGGTAAAAGATGAGCCGTTATCATTTTAATTGTATGCAACGATTACGTGTAAGAATAGTTGCCGAATAAGAACGAAATTTAATTAATATATCTAAAAATAAAACCCGATGAATAAAGACGAAAAAGAATTTATGAAAGTGTGGGAATACCTCACTACAACAGCAATGGAAAAAATGAACATTACCAGAAGAACTGCTGAATTAAGAATAAACGCAATTAGAAAAAGCGGAATATTAACTGAATTAGGCGACCCAGACGGACAGCCTTTTCAAATAGGAATTGATGTGGCAATGAGAATACCTCAATTAGGTGAAAAAGAAGATTAGGGTTTTATTTTTCTTTGAGTTAAGAAACTACTTAAATTAAAATACACGAACCTAGGGCAATTATTTTTACACGGTGTTGTAAACTGGTTGCCATCTTCACAACATTTGCGCAAAGATTGGGCAACTTGTTTACAACATAGGATAACATGAATAATACTAACAAGGTAGTAAATGACTAAATACAACCACCTAAGAAATTTCTTAAACAATTCAGAGATTATAAAACCTAGTTCATTAGCTAGGGTTGTCGGATGGGATAAATCTCTTATGTCTAAATGGCTAAACGAGAAAGAGGGTAGGAATATCCCTGAAAGAGTATATCAAAAGATATTGAAAGAGTTGGAAAAGATTAAATATGAACCTATTGGAGAACGTGATGGAAATTGAGAAGGGGTTTATCTTTTATCACAATCAAGGCGGTACAGGTTATAAAAGCTATGTAGTTGATATTATCAAAGATGGTGAAAAATCCTTAGTTATTTGGAAGTGGTACGGTAAACATAAGCAATGGTGGCATTACAAAATTGAGAATTTATGGGGTTTCGAACACGCTTTTGAACTCGGATCATACAAACAAGAAAATAACTTTTAACGGAGAATGAATGAATAAGCCAGAGATAACAAAAGGAAATTGGAAATGGGGAATGACGGGAAAAACAAAAGATGGATTTGTTTGTGCCTTAAATTCTGACTATACAATTTTTGACACGGTAAGTCCAAACCCTATAAGGGAGCCTGATAAAAAAGCCATATCTGCTGTACCTGAACTGATAGACGCTTTGATTGAGACTGATAAAGACCTTTGCGTATTAGAAACAACAATGAGACAAATAGAAAAATCAGATTCAAGAGCAGAAGGAATGGTTGAGTTAGTTATAGAGTGGAGAAAAAGAAATAAACAAGCACTATTAAAAGCAGGTTGCTATGAGTGAGATAATACAAACGTTAATATTGATAATATGCTTAATGCCTGTTTATTTAGGTCTTGTAATAACAACTGTTCTTCATTGGACTTTAACCGCTCCCTTGTTGCTTACGGTTAGCATGTTTATAAGAGAGGTTCCGTTTAAAATATTTATTGAAAGGAATGTAGATATAACTAAAAGTTTATGGAGTGATTGGAAATGACTAAGGTAGAAGAATTAAAGGAAAAGGCTGAATATTCCCTAGTAAGAGATAACGGAGAAAAACAAAATGGCTATCATTTTGAGAATCCTGAAAAGTTAAACGCCTTTGTGCAAGCAGTACGTGAGGAGGAGAGGGATAGTGGCAGACCTTCTGAATCAGACATACGAAAAGCATCAAATACTAAATGCAATTACTTGCCCGACTACGAAAACAGCCCTGTGTCAGATATAGAAAGAAGAGGTTTTGTTGCCGGGTGTGAGTGGGTTGTTAGTTTTTTAACCCAACCAACTAAGGAGAAGTGATGGAATCAATTATTGAAATGATGGGTAATCCATATTGCGACCATTTAATGTATATGGAATTATTAGAAAGAAGAGATGATATTGATGATAAGATTAACGAAATAGAGGCATCCAATGAATAACCAACTAGAAATAGTTTGGAAAAAATACCCTCAGCTTTTAATTGGCTTTGAATTTAAAATAGATCTTAAAAGCGGAACCATTATAAAGAAGCTAACAGGTATTCCGTATAAAGGCGCTTTATCCTTCGATTTAATTTCAGGCGCTGTTAATGCAGAGCAATGCACCCTACTAACCCGAAGCATTGATAGCTTGACGGATGAGGAGCTTCTTGAAGCTGAATCTACATTCAATATCCCAAGTTATAAATCTGTAACAAAGTGGTTGATGGATAACAAAGAAAGATTAGATGTATTTATTTGGCTTCTTTCAAAAGGAATATGGACAGGCTCTAAAGAAGGCGTGGAGGTAGTGGAGTGAGTGAGATAATAGAAAAACCAAATCAACTAGATAAAACAGAAACGATAAATATATGCTCTGATTATGATTTAGGGTGTCGAGAAGATGAGAAAACAGATATTAAAATCTGCGAGAGGTGCTTCTATGGTATTGGGTTTGAAGATTGTGATTCATGGAACGGTGCAGATGGATATTGTCCGATTTTAAGACTAACCCCTAACAAGTAGAGAGATGGAAGAAATATATTATTGGATTGGATTAATCATTTTTTGGTCAATAGCAACTGGTGGCATTCTTATAATTATTGGTTTTTTGTTTGCCCAAATACTAAATGAAGCAGGAAGGCAATTTAAGGAGTTTTGGATAATTGTTGATTTTGCAAAGCATAGAAAAGAGTTTAAAAAATGGATGGAGGAAAGAGAATGAAACCAATACAAGTAACAATTCAAAAGCCTGAAGCCGAAGATTGGGATAAACCATATACATCAAGTCATAAGTTTGATTTGTATCATTGGAATGCTTACATGATTATTGAAGAGGTTTCAAAGAGTAATTTCAATGCTTCTTTAGTAATGATAGATAGACCTGAAGATGTTGAATTAGGGGATTTCAAAACCCTACCCGAAGCCCAAGAAGCCTGCTTCCAACACTACCTTAAAGAGATAGGAGAAGAGATATGAACGGATTTGGGTATGGCATAGTAAGCCTACGGATTTGAAACTAAAAATTATAACAATGGCAATAAAAGACAGAACAGCAAAAGTGCAAGCACTTAGGACAGCAACAGCAAGCCTTTACGCATCTCTCTCAATAGATTGGGAAGATGCAGATATGGATGATGTAGAAAAAATAAACAAGCACTTAAAAAGGCTTGCGGAATCAATGTATAAAAGGGCAGTAAAAATGGGTGGAGACTTTAACCCTTACACGGGATTTTAGTAGGCTTATTTGCTATACCCTGTGTTGTATGGCGAGGTACGAGCGTACCGTTTTAATGGCATACAACATAGTATATGCTCAATACGCATATTCCTAAATATTCAGAATAAGATGAACAAACTAGGCTACACAACATTAATAATTGTACCTATGCTAAAAAAACATTAAATTCAAGTGGTATTTCTAAATAAATAATTTAACAAACCACTCATATCTTTATCTTATGTCAGAAGGACAAACTTACACAGAGCACATAAAGCGGTTCGAAAGCACGTTGGATAAATTTGAAGGGGTTTTAGAAAGACAGGCAAAAGACCTGAGCGATATAAAACAAGCTTTACTTGGCTCAAAGTTTGGAGAGAACGGTATCGTTAAGCGTTTAGAGATAGCAGAGAACGAGGTAAGGGACTTGAAAGGATTTAAAGACCGTATTGTATGGATTACAATAGGAGTAGGATCGGGAAGCGGTGCTGGAGTGTTTGCAATTTTAAAACTAATATTTAATATTTGATTATGGGAAAGCCTTTAAGAGAAACAGCGTTATTCAGAACGATAACAGGAAAGAACAAAACAGGGAAGTTTATACACTCGGTTATTGACGTGTCTCCTTTACCTAACTTTCACGAAGTATTCAAAGCAAGGCTAAAGGACAACCCTAATCTAAGCCTTCCAGAGCTTGCCAAAGAGAGCTTCAAGAGCATAGACTGGTTTAGAACGATTGCAGGTGTTGCGGTTGTTATAGCGTACCTTAAGGGATGGGTTAGTGCTGAACAGTTAGGCGATATTAAAGACTTTATACTCCAACTATTGCCACAGTAAAACCGCCCTTTCAGATACCATGAATACAACATTACACACGGTGGATACAGAATGAGTTATTATGGAATTTGGTGCAATAAGCACGAAGTATTTATAATAGGTGATGATGATAGGGTTATTTACTACCCATTAATGGAAATAGCTAAAATTCATGCGGATAATTTAAACTATATTAATAACACTGACACTTACACATCAAAAGAGTTTAAATGTATAAACAAAACACATCCTTCTTAAACATGGAAAGAATCATTCAGGGATTGTTAATAATGGCTGTGAGTGATTTAAAAGAAGAACCCGATTCTAAAAAGAAAGATAAAGCACTGTATAATTTAAGTAGGTTGATTAATGGCTAAAGTAGGAAGACCTTTAAAGTATAAGACAGTTGAAAAGCTAGATTCAGCAATAGATGAATACTTTGAGGAATCCCTAAAAACTAAAGACAAAGATAACGGGGATAGGATATTTATTGACCCACCAACCATAACGGGATTAGCTTATCATTTAGGGTTTGCGAGCCGTCAGAGCATGTATGACTACGAAGAAAGAGAAGAATTTTCTTACAGTATAAAAAGAGCGTGCCTTAGAATTGAAATAGCTCACGAACAAAACTTATTCAGCACAGGCGCAACAGGTTCTATATTTTGGCTTAAAAACAGAGGTTGGAAAGATAAGGTAGAAACAGATCTTAATGTTAATCAACTTCCATCATTGCTAGTTGAAGTAGTAAAGCCTAATGAAAGTAAATGAAACTCTATATAGTTCACTAAAGAAACCAAAACCTATCAATGTTCAGCAGGGTGGAACTTCAAGCGGTAAAACATACGGTATCTTACAACACTTACTAGAAGAGGGTGCAAGGAATAACAATGAGATTATTACCGTTTATGCTGAGGATATTCCAGCTTTAAAAGCAGGGGCTTACCGAGACACTCAGCATATACTAGAATCCGAACCTGATTTAAGAAAGTGGTATCCATTAGAAAAAGGGTATTGGAATAAATCAGATAGGATATTTAAATGCAAGTCAGGATCAATCATAGAATTTAATTCGTACAGCTCTGAATTAGATGCAAGGCAAGGTAAGAGAGATAGATCATTTGGTAATGAAGCGAATGCTATTCCTTACGGTATATTTGAGCAAATCAATTTGAGAACTAAAAAGCAATCTATTATTGACTTTAACCCTTCCGCTCGATTTTGGGCGCACGATAAGTTATTTGGATTGAGCGAGGTTGAGTGGAATGTAACCACCTTTAGAGATAATGCCTTCATAGATGAAAAAACGATTGCTAAGATATTAAGCTACGAACCAACTCCAGAGAACATAGAAAGAGGTACGGCAAACGAGTATAGATGGAAAGTATACGGGCTTGGAGAGGTTGGAAGATTGGAAGGGTTGATATTCCCTGATTTTATAGTAGACTCTTATTACCCGAAAGAATACAAATGGCGAGTGTTTGGTATGGACTTTGGCTTTACAAACGATCCTACAACATTGGTTGAGATTAGATATGCACACGGCAACTTATACTGGAAGGAGCATATTTACGAGACAGGATTAACTAACCCTGATATTTGTGATAAGTTAGAGCGATTAGGAATGGATAAGAGAGATTTAATAATAGCCGATAGCGCAGAACCTAAGTCAATCACAGAGATAAAACGCAAAGGATGGAATATAAAGGGCGCTGTAAAAGGTAAGGATTCAATCAATCAAGGGGTTGATGCAATTAAGCGGTATAAATCGTATATTCATAGTGGAAGTAAAAACTTAATTGAAGAATTTAGCTCGTATATTTGGGATAAAGATAAAGATGGAAACCCGACAAACAAGCCTATTGACAAGTTTAATCATGGTATTGATGCAGGAAGGTATGGATTAAGCATGAAATTACTTCACTCAAAGAAACTACAAATATTTAGCGTATGAGCCTTTTAAATAGAATATTCAAAACTTCAGGAACTAAAGACCTGTTAAAAAAGCAAGCCGAAATGAATAGGATTAATAGGCAAATATTTAGGTACATGTCAGGGAATACCCCTGTATGGATAGATGATAATCCAGAGGCTTATATTGACGATGCGTTTTCATTTAACCCCGATGTATATTCGATTGTATCACAGATGACAAAGGCAGCAAGTGCCGTTCCGTTTGTTGTTAATGAAGTTGTAGATGAAAAGAAAGCCCAAAAATACGACAGGTTATTAAAAAGCCAGTCTTACAAATCAGGCACTAAGTGGATTAATCAGGCTAAGAAATTAAAAGAAGAAGCATTCGAAGAAGTAAGCCCTGATAATGATTTATATAAGCTACTAGAAAGACCTAACCCCTTGCAAGCGTTTCCTGAGTTTATAGAGAACTTACTAGGGTTTAAGTTTATAACAGGTAACACGTACGCTCACGGTGTAGAATTAACAGATGGTCGATTTGGTGAAATGTGGGTTATGCCTGCTCAGTATGTTAGGATATTGGCAGGGGCTGATATTGAAGGTTTAATTAGTGGGTATAATTTAGACTACATAGGATATAAAGAGCCTATCCCTGCTGAGTCGGTAATGCACTTAAAATACTGGAACCCAGATTATAGCTATGCAGGTTCTCACTTGTATGGGATGAGTCCTTTGAAGGCGTTTAGGAGAGCGATAAAAAACAGCAACGATGGAAGTACAGCGTTAAGTAAAGCGTTTCAGAATATGGGAGCAAGCGGAATGGTGTTTCCTGATGATCCTGATGTTGGAGAATTAACAGAAGAACAACGATCACAGATTGAGCGATTCTTTAAGCAGAAGGGTGGCAATCCCGATAACTACAAGTCAGTTCTTGCTACTTCAGCCAAGTTCGGATATACAGCTTTTGGAATGTCGCCTGTTGATTTAGAGATACTTTCTTCTATGCGTGAATCGAGAAGAATTATATGTAATGCATACGGCTTCCCTTCTATACTGCTGAATGATAGCGAGAAAACAACATATAACAACATGCAGGAAGCCAGAAAACAACTGTATATGGATGTATTGATACCTGAGCTTGTTAGGACGTATTCAGAGTTGAATAGATGGTTAACACAGCCGTACAAAGTTGATGGTGTTCAGAAGCCTGCTAGGTTTAACGATAAAAATTACCGTATTGATTTCGATGTAAGCGGCATCGAAGCCCTTGCAGATGACATGAAGGCTAAAGCAGAATGGTTAAATACGGCTTGGTGGGTTACGCCTAATGAAAAGCGTTCTGAGATGGACTTTGAAGCAGATGAAAATCCTTTGTTTGATGAGCCGTGGATTGGAATGAGCCAACTGCCATTGTCAATGATTACAGGCGCACCCGAAATGACAGAAGAAGAGAAAAGTGTTGCATTGTTGGAGTACGCTAAAAACGGCACTAACTAATGAATCCAATTTGTATAACGGAATCGCAGAAATCTGTCTATTTTAAAACCTTTGATAGAAAGCGTTGGCAGTTCTTAAACGCTTATACAGAGGTATTCAAGAACGCACTTATTAAACAGATTGACCCTGTGTTAAAAGAGCTAGATAAAGGGATAAGCGAAGCACTTAATCAGGTTGATATTATAAGCCCTGAGCCCATACGTCAAGCGTACAATCGTTTATACTCACAGGTTGGTAGCTACTACGCTACCAATGTTTTTAACGGTCTTAAATCGGGAGAATCGTTTCAGACCAAAAACCAAGATGATATATTTTTGCGGTTTATGCAAAGCTGGGTTGAACTAGAGGGTGCTGAATTAGTGGTTAACATAACAGCTAACACAAAGGCGTATCTAAAACGAATACTAGAAAAGGGGATAGAAGACAACTTAACTACTGAAGAAATAGCCCGAAACATGCGAAATAGTGGAAGAATAGCGGGCATAACAAGGGGTAGGGTAATAGCGAGAACCGAAATTATAAGAGCCTCAAATATAGGCAGTTTACAAGGTGCTAAATCATCTAACCTGAATTTAAGAAAAGAATGGTTGGCAACTAGAGACGACAGAACGAGAGTAGATCATGGTGTTTTAGATGGTCAGATAATAGATATAGATAATGAGTTTAATGTTGGAGGTGAGACAGCTAGATACCCTGGAGATATTAAACTAAGTGCCTCACAGAGTATTCAATGCAGATGTACTCTAGCTTATGTGCCTGTATGATATTTATCACTTCATATGACAGACCTAAAATGTTGCTTCGATTACTAAAAGAGTTGCAAGGTGAAAAAGTGGTTGTTATAGATGATGGCAGTTCGTATGACCCTGATGAGCATTTAGAATATTGCGAATATTACAGAGTGTCACACAAAGGGAAAAGTGGTTTCTGGGTTAATTGGAACTTCATGTTAGAACTCGCTAAAGAATCAAACGATAATGAGTTTATATTTTTACCCGATGATATTTATGATTTTGATATACAAAGGTTGAGGAAAGACTATACTGAAGGCGCTTTGAATGTGTTAGATGTAGGCGCTGACAGAGGGTGGGCGCCTAAAGGGTATGTAGATTGTGGATTCATATGTGATAGAAAAGTTTTAGAGGCTTTACAGTGGAGATTAGAACCTGTACACATTAACAGGTTTGATAATCCTAATATTTCAAGTGGCGTAGGTCAACAAATGAGCTTTAGATTGTGGATGAAGGGAATACCGATGTATCTTAATGGTAATTACGCTAAACACGGCACCCATGAGTCTAAGATGCATAAAGAAGAGCGCTTAAAGAATCCATTATGTACGACCCTGTAAAATATTGGAGTAAGAGAACTAACCCTAACAGATACGACACATTACAAACTTGGGATTTAAAAGTGTTAAAACCTTTATGCAATGAAGCTCAAACTATACTAGACTATGGATCTGGAAACGGTAGGACATTCTCACTATACAAAGGTAAAGATGTAACCTGTTTTGATATAACAGATATTCATTTAGATGTATTAAAGTTAAAATCCGATATAAATACCCTATCATCATTCGTTTTTATAAAAGATAAGCCGTTAGAAGGGAAATTTGACATAGGTATATTAAATAAAGTACTATTACATGAAGAAAACCCTGAATATATTATAGAAACGGTTAGTAATGTTTGTGATAAAGTGTTTATATCAACGGGTATAAATTGTGATTCAGGGCATTGTTTTGACCACGACTATAAAAAACTATTAAAAGATTATGATATAATGGAATGGGATTTAACAGGTAATGATTTAACGATAGTGATATGTTAATTACAGCTAATTTCGCAACTTGGAGCGCTAGAAAGGGGTGGATAGATAAAGCCGTTAGCTCAATTATAGATCAGGTTGATATAGTTAGGGTGTATTATAACGACTACGCGCCTAAAAAAAGAAATGATATTATTCAATACACAGGCGAAGATTTAACCGATAGAGGTAAGTTTTACGGTATAGGAAAAGGAGAAATAGCGTTTACATGTGATGATGATTTATTATATCCACCTGATTACGTGGAATCTACTTTAGAAAGAATGAAAGAATATCCTAATTGTGTTGTAAGCTATCACGGTCGTAAACTGAAAGGTAAAGGGCTTAATTATTACAGAGGTCATGAAACATATCACTGTTTACAGCCATTGTCATTCGATAAAACCATAGATGTGGGTGGTACGGGGGTAATGGCTTTCAATACCAATGATATATTACCCGATGTTTGTTCGTATAGTCAGCAAAAGATGTCAGATATACTAATGGGATTAGAGTGCAAAAAGAAAGGTATAAAATCCATATGCCTTAAACATAATTTCGGATGGTTGCAAGTATTAACAAATGTAAAGTCTATTTATAACGACCAAGTCATGAATTGCGACGAGCAGAACAGGTTAGCTGACGAAATATTTTTATTTAATTGATATATTGGTATATATCAGTTTCATTTCGTATTTTATAGCCGAAACTAAGATTAAAATCATGTATAAACAGCTCTCGCACGAAATAAAAGATATTGATGAACAGGGAATAGTTACGGCTTACGCTAATGTATACAATGTTGAAGATTCAGATGGAGATATCTCAGCACAGGGTAGCTTTAGAAAGACAGCGACGGAGCAACGTAAAAGAATACGTGTTTTAAAAGACCACAATCCTACACAATCATTAGGAGTTCCGATTGAGATTAACCCCGATGACCCGAAAGGATTATTAACCGTAACAAAGTTTAATCTTAAAAAAGATTTAGCAAAAGATATGTTTACGGATATTAAATTATACATGGAGCACGGTCTTAATGCAGAGTTATCTATTGGATACAGCGTACAGAAAAGAAATACAGACGATCCGAGAATAATTGAGGAGTATAAACTCTTTGAGTATTCGTTTTTAACGGGATGGGCTGCTAACGAACTTTCAACCGTTACAGGTATTAAAAACGATGTGCCTAACGGTATTAAATCCCATTACGCGATATTAGAACTTATTACTAAAGCTTATGACATGGACTATTCAGATTCACGTCTAAAGCAGATTGAAACTTTATTGATTTCACTTACTCAGGAGCCAGAGCAAAGCCACTACTCTAAAAGTCAAGCCGAAAAAATATCAGAAGTATTCAATTCATTTAACAAAAAATCAAAAATTGAAGGAATTTTCAATGAGTACAGAGATTAAAGAACAAGATGTAGCTGAAGTTCTTGAAAAAGGACTTGACAGCGTAAAAGCAAAGATTGATACCGATATAAAACGAGTAGAATCGGATATTGAAAACTTGCAAGAAAAAATGAACGAGCAAGCTAAGAGTTCGGGAGATGTTGAATCTTCTCTAAAAACTCAACTAGCTAATGCTGAAAAAACTATCACAAGTTTAAAAGAGCGCCAAGATGCTTTTGAAACTCAGAACGGGCGCTTAGGTGCTAAGGCAGAGCAAAAAGGATTCGGTGAATTGCTTAGAAAAGGACTAGAGGACAATGCTACTAAGCTAAAAGCCTTTAAAGACAATCGTTCGCCAATTTCTATGGAGCTAAAAACTCTTATGAATACTAAAGCGACTATGACTGAGGCTGATAACCTTACAGGAACCGTGATTGATCCAACTAGAGTACCGGGCGTTAAGTATGATCCAGAACGAAGACAGCGTATTAGACAGTTCTTACCACAGGGCACTACTAACAGTAATGCAATTTGGTATGTTCAAGAAACGGCATTTACTGACAATACAAATGTTGTAGCTGAGGGAGCCTTAAAGCCAGAGAATGATTTGGATTTAGAGCAGAAATCAGCAGCGGTTACTAAGATTGCGGCTCACTTTGATGTATCTGAGGAAATGTTAGACGATATTTCTTATCTAGCTTCTCACATATCTCTAAGAGGTACTGATAAGTATTACAACAAAGAAGATCAGCAGTTACTTTATGGTACAGGGCTATCTAATCAGTTGGAAGGTCTTACTGTGAGTTCTACGGATTACGCTTTGGATGAGTACACAGGCGACTCAAACGCTCAGGAGTATGATATCCTACTTGAAGCACATAAGCAGTTGCGCAACCAAAACTACATGCCGACAGCTAACTTGGTTTCTATTGATAGATACTTTCAGTTATTGAGACGTAAAGATACCGATGGAAGATATATCCTTCCTCCGGGCGTAACATTTGATAACGGTGTTATCCGTGTGATGGGGACTCCTATCATTGCTAGTAATGCACTATCAGATGACGACTTCTTAGTTGCTGACTTCCCGATGTTAACTACACTGTTCGACAGATCGGGTGTTAATGTTAGGTTCTACGATCAGAACGAAGATAACGCTGTTAAAAACCTTGTAACGGTAGTGATTGAAGGTAGGCTTGCTTTACCTACTTACTTGCCGAATGCAGGTCGATATGGCGACTTTAGCACTGCGATTACGAACGCAGGAAACAGCTAGAAATAGCTCAGGAAACTTGGAGTTTAAGAGAGGTTCGATTCCTCTCTTTCCTCAACACTTAAATACAATGCTATGAAAGTTAAATTTAACGAAATAACGTACTACAAAGGCAAACATTACAACGAAGGCGACTCTATAAACGTAGACAGCCGTATTGGTGGTGCGTGGATTCAAACAGGAAAAGCAAATGAAGTATCTAGCAAAAAGACCGTTCGCTCATCCAAGCGAAAACAGGCTGACTCAGATGGGGGAGAGATTAATATTCCCAGAGACGATAGCAAAAAAGATGATTGAAAAAGGGCTTATAACAACGGCTTATAAGACTAAGGAAGATAAAGAAGCTACTAAGATTTTAAAAAAGTCAAAGGATTTATCTCTTAATCAAGTTGCAGAATGGGTTTCGGTAGGTAAAGAATTAGACTTTAAAGGCGATAACAGAAAAGGAGTTGAGCAATACAAATGACATCTTCCATGAAAAGTGTAAATCATGGTAATAACATCTTGGAAAAGATTACCTTTTCTGATAAGGGAGATATGCCTATTACTATTCTTGAAGCTAAAGAATGGTTGCGTAGGCAAGGTCAAGGTTGCGAAGATGATATCGTTGAAAGCCTGATTGAAGATGTTATTGATGAAATGGAAGTTATAACAAACAGCTCTTTAGTTTCTCAAACTATTACGGCTGTTTATGAGACGTACGGAGACACGATAAGCCTTCCGTATTCTCCTGTATCTGCCATTACAAGTGTTAAAACGCTATATAAAGGCGTTGAAACCACATTAACAGCCAGTACGGATTACTATTTACAGGGCGACACACTTTATATGTTGAATGTAGGATATACAGGATTAGAAGTTGTTTATACTTCAGGTGGTTACTTTCCTAATGGATTAAGAAACGCTGTATATCAGGCAATACTTACTAATTATAATGATCGTGAAGATAATGTATTAGGTGGTGTTACTAAGGTGCCTAATAATTCCAGAAGAAAAGCGCTTAGATATAAGAGGTACTAATGATAACTAAGGCTAAAAAAAAGCACACGGGAGATTTTAAGCAATGGGTATCGTTTGAATATGTTACCAATACTAGCGATAGCATGGGTGGTGGTACTGAATCTTGGACTCATTTAACCGAGGACTGGGTTAACATTATCCCTTTATCAGCCTCGCAACGGTTGCAGATGGGTGCTCAGGGCGTTGGTACTACGCATAGAATCCAATTAAGATACAGAGATGATTTAGATGCTTTGGGGTATGCTCGGGGAGAGTATGACAATTTACTCAGAATGATATATGGCACTCGTAATTTTAATATCCAGTATGTGATAAACGAATATGAAGAAGGGTATTATTTCGAAATGGCTGCGGAGGAATGGGTATGAGTTTTACCGTAGAAATGAGAGGAATTAACGCAGTTGTAAGAGACTTAAAAAAACTCGGGCACGATGTAGGTGAAGAAACAGACAAGGCTATGGGATATTCAGCTCGGGTTATAGAAAGAGATGCTAAAAAAAATGTAGATGTAGATACGGGAGATTTAAGGGCGTCTATACATTTGGTTGATAAATTTTTGGAGAAAGAAGTAAAGACCGATAAAACACACGCGCCATTTGTAGAGTTTGGAACTAAATCAAAAGTAGATATACCTTCAGGGTTAGAGTCTTATGCAATGCAATTTAAATCAAGCGGTGGTAATTTTGCTGATTTATTAGAGTCTATAAAAGGGTGGTGTTCGAGAAAAGGAATAGATAAAGAGTTTGCTTATCCGATAGCTTTAAAGATAGCACAAAACGGGGTAAGTGCGAGACCATTTTTATTCCCTGCGTATAGAAAAGAGATACCAAACCTTGAAAAGAAACTTGAAAGAATAGTGAGTAAAGCGAGATGAACGATGTAAAACAATCTTTGCAAACAGCTTACTATGCTTTATTGAATGGTAATATAACTTATTCGAGTACGGCGGTGCCTGTTTATGATGTTATGAATGTTCCGCAGTCTCCTGATTATCCTCATATACTGATAACGGATTACACTCAGGTTGATGATAGCGATAAAAGCAGTTTCGGGGAAGAGATAACGGTTGATATTGAGATTATAGACAGAGCCGAACAAAGAGCAAGCAGGGCGGGATTGTTTTCAATAGTAAATCAGATTAAAAACATTATACGAGTACGACCTGAGGCTTTTGATGTTTCGGGTTGGAACATATTCAATACAAACTTAGACACAGAAATTACAATCCCTAAAGAGTTCGATGGAAACTACATTTATTTTGGGTCTCGAATTACCTTTAGACATTCAATAGAAGAACTTTAACCACTAAATAACACAATCATGGCAAAATTTAACGGAACAGCAATCATACTAGATGCAGACGGCTCGGCTGTCGCTCATGTTGAAAATGCAACATTAACAATTAACAGAGAACTACCAGAAGCGAACGATAAAGACTCCGCTCCGTGGGCTGATCATTTAGATGAGGCAGGTTTAATGGATTGGGAAATTTCATTCGATGGTAATGCAGATTGGAGCCAAACAACTGGAAATGTGGAAACACTATTCGATTTGTTGGTTGCTAGAACTGCGGTAACTACTATTTTCGGCATTGATCCTGCAGAAGTCACTGGATTAAGCGTTGGATTAGCTTTCTCGGGTAGTGCTTCATACAATAGCGTAGAACTTGGCGCACCTGTTGAAGAAACGGCTCCAATTTCAGGTACAGCGGTAGGAAAAGGAATACTTAACAAAATAGCTAATTCATAATGAAAGGCAAACAAACCGTACATCTTAAAGGAAAAGACATTGAGCTATCGTTTACCGTTGGAGCAATGGAAGATTTTCAAGAGTATCTAAAATCTGAAGGCGTTGAAGGTGGGCTTGATGATGCTATTTCTGAAATGAAATATTTCCGAAAGCTCATAGAGATACTTACTGATTATGCAGGGAATAAAGTAGATGCTTCAGAATTTAAGTATTTAGAGTTCTCTGAGATTAGTAAAGTTACTCAGTTAATGACTTCAGCGACAGAGAATATAACGGTGGGAAACGAACAAAAGGCAAAGGGGAAATAGACCTTAACGAGGTTTATAAACTTTGTCTCGGTCGTTTTGGTCTTTCTTATAATGAGGCTCGTAATATCTCGATGTGGGAGTTTTACACTAAGTTAAATTACTATATAGAGTTAAAGCAGGAAAAGCTATTTGAATATCAGATACTAACTGCAATAGCTTTAAATCCTCATACTAAGAAGCCTTTAAATCCTGATAAGTTAATACCTATAAAAGGGCAAGTTAAAAACGAGTTAACCCCTGAACAGCGAAAACAGAACATTGAAAACTTAATGAGGTTATATAGACGTGGCAAACGCTCTGAATGTTAAAATAGGTGGAGATATAAGCGAGCTTGAAAAAGCCCTTAGTCAAGCCGTGTCTAAAATTAAGAATGCAGGTAAGCAGGTAACAAGTGTTGGTAAAACGCTTACAGCCTCGATAACGGCTCCGCTTACAGCTATCGGGGTTGCCTCACTTAAAACGGCTGCGGATTTTGAGACCCTTCAACAATCCATGAACTCGTTAAACGGCTCGGTTGAAGAGGGTACTAGAAACTTTAGGAGACTAAAGGAATTTAGTGCAGGAACTCCGTTTCAATTACAGGATTTAGCCAAAGCCCAGAATATGCTTCAGGGTTTTGGGTTAAGCGCTGATGATGCTTTCGATTCTCTTTCCATGATTGGAGATATTGCGGCTATATCAGGCGGCTCGATTGACGGCATCGGTATTGCTTTCGGTCAAGCTGCTGCGGAAGGTCGTTTAATGACTCAGGATATACGACAGCTTATCAATCAAGGCGTGCCTGCTATCAAGTTACTAGCTAGTACTATGAATGTAGCTGAGTCCGATGTACTGGATTTAGCTTCACAGGGTAAAATTAGCTTTGAAATACTTCAACAATCTTTCAGGGATGCCACTTCAGAAGGCGGTATGTTTGCTAACGGGATGGAGCAACAATCTAAGACGTTGAACGGATTATTTTCTACCTTAAAAGACAATGTATCTATTGCAATGGCTGAAATAGGAAATTCTATTGCGGATGCTATGAATTTAAGAGAAGTAATACCTGCAATGATTGAAAGAATAAAGGGTGTTACGGAGTGGTTTAAGAGCTTGTCAAAAGAAGCTAAAACGACAATGGTTAATATAGTTCGGGCTATTGCTTTGGTTGGACCGTCTTTAGTTGCTTTGGGTGCTACAATTACAGGAATAGGTATTGCTATATCTTTGCTTACATCCCCTATTACATTAGTGGTTGGTGCAATCGCAGGATTGGTAACGGCTATCATTTACATGAGGGATAACTGGGAAGCTGTAACAGAGCGTATGAGTGATTGGGGTTGGTGGCGCAATATGTTGGTTGATATGGCGCAATTCTTAATTGAGTATTCTCCTATTTCATTACTAATTAAGCAGGTTAATATGTTGCTTAGGTTTCTTGATGTTACAGAGATACCTAACGTATTTGAAGGTATAGCGGATTCGCTTGAAGGGCTAAAAGTAGAAACGAAAGAGTACGAGAATGAATTTGGAAGCCTAAAAGATGCTTTCTTAAATACGTTCAAAGAATTTACGGGTATTGATTTAGGCAATATGTTCACCCCTGTAAAAGAAGGTGCTGAGATTGCTAAAGTAGCCGTTCAAACAGTAAGCGATAGTACAGGCGTGTTAGCTCTCAATCTTCAGGATTACTACGTCAAAACAAGAGATTCAGCTAGAAAAGCAAGCGAGGAAATAAGCAATGCCTCAATGTTTGCCATGAGTGTTGCTAATGAGTTTACTAATTCATTCGGTCAGGGAATGGCTAATGTAGTTGTTCAGGGCGAAAGATTGGTTGATGTGCTTAAAAACATAGGTAGATTGTTAGCGAGTTCAATTATTCAAAAAGCCTTATCCGTATTCCTCACGGGTGGCTTGGGTGGTGATGGATTCTTTGGCTCGGGTGGTGGATTGTTTGGTAAGATATTTGGTGTAAATGATGCTTTAATAACATCGGGCGGTGACGTGGTTAAATTTCATCCTGATGATAACATATTAGCCATGAAAGACTTTTCAAACCTAAATACAGGCGGAATGCAAAGAGTTGAAGTGTTTGGATCGTTAAACGGTCAGGATTTATTTATTAGCTCTAATCGTGGTTCTAAAACATACGAAAGATAATGGCAGAAAGATTTTACGCTGACCATACAACCACAGAAACAGGCGAAGATATCCGTGTTGAGATTCACGATAGTGATTTTGTGGGTTCGGCTTCCAAGCTGAAAGGAACGGGTGCAGGATGGGCTTCACGATCCGTACAACAACTAGACCCGAGAAACCCGTTATCAAGTCCTGTTCAAAAATCTGAAGTATCAGTTTCATTGTGGGTTGAAAGCTCCTCATTAATTGATGATTTATTTTCAAGCGAAGAAGGCAGATTTACACTTATCTATGATAAAGATTCAACGGAATACTTTGAAGGAACTATACTTCCTGATTTATGTGATTATGATTACTTAGAAGATAGTGCTTTATGGAAGCTAACTATAAAAGCTAAAGATTTATCCATATTAGAGGGTGAATATTATACCGATGATGGAACTATTTCAGGAGCGCTTGAAACAGGAAGAGTTACGGTTATTGAGGCAATAGCCGATATACTGCCGTATTCTAAGACAATAAAAACGCATACATCGTGGATAGTTGATGGAACAACTACATCAAACGATTATTTAAGGCAAGTTTATATAGATAAATACGCACTTAGAACTTATGCACGAACGGGAGACGAGTCAGACGAGCCTATAACTAAGCTGACAGCTTTAGAATGGATTCTTAAATCTAATGGACTGATACTAAAACAAGAAAACGGATGGGTTTTAGATCATATAACAGCCATGTCAAACCCTGCATCGGTATTAGAGTCAAATTACGACACTTCAGGTACGTTTAGTTCTGCATCGAATGTTGATTTAACAAATACAGCAACGATAGTTATAGGTAGTCCATACAATCATAACCCGGGTATTAAATCGGCTCGATTAAAATACGACCACAGAACAAAGATAAGCGGTATTGTTTATCCGAGTGTTATTGAGTTAGTTGATGCAGGAACAGATTCTTTTTCACAGTTATTTATAAGTGACGGAAGCCAAACATTATCGCTTTCATTTACAGTGAATGCTGAGACTGATGAAACTGAGGCGTCAATGGATGCTAGGGTTCGTATTACATCGGGAAGCTATTATTTACAGGACGACTTATCGTGGGATACAACGGTTAATAGTTATGTAGAGTTTTCACTAACAAAAGGAAAACCCTTGTCAGGTGGTGGTAATGTTTGGAGAGGCAGTTTTTCCATAACAACCGATGACATACCCGATGCAGCGGACGGAACTTTAACCGTTCAATTTGCAGGTGCTACGGGTGGTATAGATTTTGCGGACACTACGGAATATTACGATATTGGATTTTCAATAAATAACTCGGTAGCTCAAGAAAAATCAACATACATAGATTATCAACTGACCCAAACGGGAACACAATCAGTTAGGGCTGGGTATGGAAGCGTTTACTTTGGTGATGGTCCTGTTGGGTATTCAAGAGGCGCAATAACCACCGATTCAGGTGGTACGGCTTTCACGGCTGATGATTGGGCGAGAAGAGGTGAGGTTTCCTTTGTTAACCATGCTGAAATATTATTAAGAGAGCTGTTAGATGTTCAGAGAAAATCAAGAAACCGTATAAGTGCAACCGTAAAATCGGGTTTATCCTTTGGTGATATTATTTCTTATGATAGCACTAATTACTATGTGTTAGGTGGGTCTCAGGATGGCTATACAGGAGTCTCAAAAGTTGAATTACTAGAAGTTGATATACAAACAGGTACAGATACATTTGAAGATTTACCCAAGTTTGAAGAAGAGGCTGTTTCAGGTAGTGCAAGCACTTCAGGAGGAACAGGGCTAGATGTTACAACGGCTGATGCTAGGTATTTAAAACAAACTAGTAATTTATCTGATATAGATGATGCGTCTACGGGGAGAACTAATTTAGGTGTAGCAATAGGCTCAGATGTTCAAGGACATAGTGATGCTTTAGATGATATTTCTTTATTAGATGATTCTGACGGTAATTTCATAGTAGGTAGCGCTACGGGATGGGTCGCAGAATCAGGAGCTACGGCAAGGGCTAGCTTAGGAGCTAACGATGCAAGTAATTTAACGACGGGCACACTACCAAGCGGAAGAGTGTCAGGTTCTTACACGGGAATTACAGGGGTTGGTGCTTTAAATGCAGGTTCTATTTCTTCTGGATTTGGAGCGATTGACATAGGCTCGAGCACGTTAACGGCAGGGGCGGCACAAATAATAGGCGATGCCTCTTTAGCTCAGATATTGGTTACCACAAACGCAAATAGTGGAGAGTCTCGATTAAGATTAAGACCTGATAACGGTTTACAGGGTGGGTTAGATCTTATAGCCGATGAAACAAATAAAGAAGCTATAATACAAACAAATAACTCTGCTCTTTGGGATTTAATCTTCAAGATAAGGGGGAGTGATGGAACCAATGAGCGATTTAGGATAGCTAAAGACGTAATAACATCAACAGTAAACTTAAATATAGGAAGTAATGCATTAACGGCAGGGGCGGCACAAATAATAGGCGATGCCTCTTTAGCTCAGATATTGGTTACCACAAACGCAAATAGTGGAGAGTCTCGATTAAGATTAAGACCTGATAACGGTTTACAGGGTGGGTTAGATCTTATAGCCGATGAAACAAATAAAGAAGCTATAATACAAACAAATAACTCTGCTCTTTGGGATTTAATCTTCAAGATAAGGGGGAGTGATGGAACCAATGAGCGATTTAGGATAGCTAAAGACGTAATAACATCAACAGTAAACTTAAATATAGGAAGTAATGCATTAACGGCAGGAACGGGTACATTTGGTGGTACAGTATCCGTAGATAGGGCGGTTGTTATAAGAGATGCCGGAGATACACAGGCATCCTCATTGTCATTATACGAAAGTGGGTCTATTGACGTTTTATTAAGAAGCGACACGGGGACTTCTTATTTGTGTGCAACGGGTGGAGAGTTAGCGGTTGGTGGCGCTTCTCAGCTAGGTTCTGCTAAATTAAGCGTTCATGGTGCGTTAACTGCATCAGGGCTTGGTACTCTTAATTCGTTGGGTGTTACGACTACTTCAACATTTGGCGGTAATGCTACTTTTGAAAGCAATCTATTTATTGAGGGTGGGCTTTTTGCTAGAGAGTTTATAGTAGATGTTACCAAAGTTCAGTTTGATAACTTAATGACTGTCGGTGGTGGTAAAGTTGCTAGTGTATCAGGAAGCGCAGGAAGTGAGACAATAACATTTGAAGATGAAAATGGAACCGAAATAGTACCTGTCGGATTAGATGATATTGTTCACATTCAAGTAAGGTCGGGAACTACGTTTGGAACGATAGTAAAGAACATTTATAGAAGAGTTGATAACATAGCTACTAATGATATCGAACTAACCACTTCAGGAATTACGTGGACAACGGGAGACGATGTTGGGAGTATAGAAGTTGGCGATGATATATTTGTACAGGGTAATCCGACAGATGCAGATAGAGACCATTATATTAAATTCGATATCTCGGGTGTTACGGTTCCAAGAGTAAGCGTATTTGATAACGTGATTGATGTGGACGATGATGGCGACCTTCGTATGGTTTGGGGAGGTATGGACGGAGTATTTGGGGTTACAGGCGATGAAATTGGAATAGGCGTTGGAGATTCTACATTATCAGGAAACCATTTTTTACTTACTGATTCACAGGCTAGTTTGAAGCTTGATAACTATGCACTTTCCGCAGGTACGGGTTCGGCAATTATAGGAATGCAATCAGGTAATGCAAGTGATGAGGCTTGGCTTTGGGGTGGTTCTAATCAAACCGATGGCGCAAGTGTTACGAATGCAAATACTAAGTTCTTTGTGCTTAACAACGGAAAGATTGTTTATAACGGAATGGGTAAAATTATTTACTCTCCTATGCAAGTTGCGGACTATGGTTCGGACACAGCGGAAGCCTCAGACCCACAGAATAGCGAATGGACTTGTTTAGCTCAAACATCGGGCGTTGGAAACAGCGACTCAGACAGCAGAGTTGCAATCGTTAGTAGGTTTAGAAAGCAGTTTGGACTTGATAACATAAATGTGAATTTCTTTGCAGAATATGCGAGAACGAGTTCTTCAACGGCTTTATATACGAATGAAGTTCAGGTTGTAATTAAAACGGTTGCAGGGGTAACACAAAGTACTAGTACTTACACGGTTACAGGCTCAACACATTCCGAGTTTGATGAAGATATAGACATAAGCGCTTTAACCGATGGCGACATTTATTCGATTGAAGTAATTAGATATGCAGATGTAGAAATTAATTCAGGTGATGAATTTGACACAGCAACGAACAGAACCAATTTAAGAGGTGATGTTTACATAACAACTAGTCCAGAATAAACCATGATATCAGAAAAAGGGAAGGAACTAATTCAGAACGTAGATAAGCAAGGATTGCTTGAATTGCTATCACAGGATTTAGGCAGTCTTAAATTATCTGATCCTGAACATAGGCAAATACAGAGCATTTTAAGAGCTTACAATCAATGCCTTTCAGAGAAGAAAGATAAATGATTAACTACGATAACCACAAAGAGTTAATCTTATCATTGGATAGTAGAGGGCTGTCATCTTCTGAGATAGCTGAAGTATTAGGAATGAAAACGCCTGATAAAAACTTTCTACCACGATCAATAAGGCAAGCTTTACAAAGATGGGGAAGGGGTAAGGGTAGAACCGAGCCTGCAAAGATATTGGTTTTTGACATTGAATCTTCGCCAATGGTTACTTATTCATGGCAAGCAAAAACAAGATACATAACCCCTGATAAAGTTATATCAGATTGGTTTGTTATTTGTTGGAGTGCTAAGTGGTTATTTGATGATGAAATAATAAACTGTTCAGTTACAGAAGAAGAGGCTTTAGAGAAAGACGACAAAAGGGTTGTTGGCGAATTATGGAAGTTACTCAATGAAGCGGATATAGTAATAGCTCACAATGGAGACAATTTCGATATTCGTAAAATGAATGCGAGGTTTGCTAAACACAAAATGAACCTACCATCTCCATACTCTAGCATAGATACATACAAGAGCGCCCGTAAGCGGTTAAATTTAAGCTATTACAGGCTTTCTTATATAGCTGAATACTTTGGGTTAACTCAAAAGAAACAAGACACTAATTTTAAGATGTGGGTTGATTGCTTAAACGGTGATAAGTCCGCTTTGGATAAAATGCAAGGGTATTGCGACCAAGATATAAGAGTATTGGAAGATGTATATCTTTATTTAAGACCATACATTCAACCTCATCCAAATTTAGGGCTTTACATTGAAGAAGAATCTAATATGTGCCCTTCGTGTGCTTCGACTGATTTAGATAAATGCGGAACGTATGCAACAACGGTTAATTTGTATGAAGCGTATCGTTGTAAAAACTGCGGTTCTCTAACAAGGGCAAGAAAACATTGCCTAACAAAAGAAGATAAGGAAACGATAACGAGTTCTATACCTAAGTAATTTAGATAAAGTTATGAAAATTCATTATATTTAGTTATGAGCAATTACAAACCATTTAGAGACGATGCTAGGTTTTGGCAAGGTGATACATTAGCGTACAGCTTCACGTTTACGGAAGATGATGTAGATTTAAACCTAACTACATTCGATGATATTGTCGTTGAATTTAAGAACAGAGATACGACTGTATTTGAACACTCTGTATCTGATGGAGACTTAACAATCTCGGGTGGTGGTAATAATAAGATTTCAGGGGTTGCAAGTGCTACGACAATGGATATAGCTGTCCGAAAGTATGATATGGTAGTTTACTTTACGAGTGGTACTGTAAAAAACACGTGGGTATCTTTAGACGTTCTGATTATCAACGAGAACAAAAGCGGAAGTAGTACAGGCTCGGAGTTCACGGTAAACATTGATACGACAGCTACAACGGTTACAGGACAAGCGAGTGCGGTAGTAGTAGAGCCTAACGGTGTTATCTTAGTTGATGGGCGTTACAGCGGAAATTCAGGTACTAAATACGATGATATAGACTTAGCCATTACCGCAGCTAGGGCAAGGATAGCCGATGATTGGAGTAAAGCGACTATTAAGGCTTATTTAGATGCAAGCGGAGACCCTATCGGATTAGGAACGAGTGATATTTTAGCATTAAGAGCAGAAGGGATATTCTTTGAAAGCCCGTTCGATGCTTGGGAAGATTTTGTATTTGTAGGCGGAAATTTAAACAATGACGATTTACTCTATAACATAGACAACGAAAATTTAAAAATAGACTTGGTGAATTAAAATGGGATTATCATATAAAAAAGATGCAGTACCTTCAACATTAAGAGAGGGAGAATTTGCCGTAGTTGACGGGGTTACTTATGTGGGTAATTCTAGTAATGAGCCTGTTTTGGTTTCAGGAATTGAAACGGCTTTTATAGGGGTTGTAACATTTAATCCATCAACATCCATTTCTATATCCGAAATCAAAAACGGTATAGGAACTTATACGCTTTCGTACACGTCGGGACCTGATAGGTACAGAATTGATTTTGATGACGCTCTTTATAGCGATTTTTCAAATATATCTATCAGGTATGGAAATACAATAGCCAATGGATTATCTTTCCCTAATGGTCTTCCTATAATTCATTCTTCTACAAAATTAAGAATAGAGTTCACAGACCCTTCTAATCATGCAGGTACTGTCATATACGGTTCTCCAAAGGTTATTTACGTGTATATTGATGTAATCAGGTCATAATGCCTAACGCACTCATTATAGGGATATCAGACACTTTGAATCATGAATTAATAGTTCGTGATTCATTTCTTACCTACGCTCCTAGCGGATGGGATGCTGATATCATTATGGGTACGGAAAATCCTGATTTAATTGACAATCAGTATGTAGTTGCTACTTTAGAAATGGGTGGTCAAATAACCTATACTGAATTAGATGGATTTAGAAACTACATATCCAACAACTCACAATACGACATCATTATATGCTCTTACTACCTTGAAGGGATTGCATCTGTTTTAGAGGCAATAGTAAGTATTGAAGATAGAGTTTTGTTTATGCCTTTAGTTGGTGGTTCGGCTAGAAAAAAGAATAACATCATTTATTGTGGAGTAGGTGAAACATCAAACACGATATCAAGCGATAGCAGTAGAATTGAATGCTTCGATAAAGCTACTTTATTACAATCATCAAGACAATTAACTCCTTCTTATGTAGTGCCTTCAATCGCAGGGAAAGCTTGTTCACTAGTTGATGCAGGACTTACTAACACTCAGGTTCGCCAAGCCTTTAGAAGCAATTTAAACGACACTTGGACTCAAACAGATGGATTTGGTAAAGTACCATCTAGTTTAACCGTTCCCGAGAGCTACGACATTGAGCCTGTAAACAACTTTAGTTTTATAGGTTATGCAAGTTCAACCTATTCAGAGTACACTTTATTTGAAGGGCAAACGATTGATAGTGTTCGTATTTATATGGACGACCAACTTTTATGGGATGGTAACGGAACCGAGAACACACTTTCAGCCACTACATACGCTCCATACGATACAAGGGTAACATACCGAGCTTTATTTGAAGATTTTACTTACACATTTGACCAAGACGATGAAGGCGAACACGTATTCAAAGCCGTTGCAGTAGTTGATGATGTAGAATCAGATGCAGAGATTTTTAGTAAAGAAACGCTAACACTTACACAGGCTATTTTAGAAAACTATTTCGGTGTAAGTTATGACAATCCCGAACCAGCACCACCTGAACCCGTAGAGCCTGACCCCGAACCCGAAGACCCGAAGACCCGATAGTTCCCGACCCCACACAACCGACAGCCGTACGAGTTGGAACGACTGTAACAGTTACAGCTAATGAACTGGGAACTAGTCAAAAACTCTTCCGTAAGCTACGAACTAACGATGAATGGGTACAAGTAGCGACTGCAACCGATGGAGTACTTACAGATACCGTTGATGAAGCTAAGAACTACATATACGCTATTAAGATAGCTAACTCAACAGATGAATCCGATTACTCGGAACCTGTGTATGTAGCAGGGGTTAAATCAACTCCGATAGTTAGTCTTATATATTAGATAAGAACTCTAATCCTTCATCAAAAGGACGATACACTCCGTTTATACGGCTCCAAGTTGCTTTTCTATTTCCTGTGTCAAGATGAAACATAGTTCTACGCTTGAAGTTGTACGTGGTATCGGGGTAAATTCCAATTCCTGAGAAGTTTACCTTTTTTGCTATTGAGAAAAAGTCATAAGCATTAGCATAGGCGTTAAGCGTATGAGCTTCAAAAAAAACATCTATTGCCTTCACTTCACCCCATTTATTTATGTTGTGTTGCGAGTTGCTATCATCTTCCCTACCTATTGCATCTTTGTGTGGGCTTATTATAATCGGTGCGTTCCATATATTACGCAGGACATCCAATCTCACTAATAGTGAAGGGCACATATCATCGAACCAATTCCTACCGTTACGATTAAACTCTGACTTCTTAAAGTGTGTTAATTTATCTTCCATTGGTTTCATTTTTAGTTAATGGATAAGCACCCCTAACAGCTGGACTTTCACCGTGTTTTTCGGGGTTGCTGGTTTGAGTGCGGTACTATCAACCCTTTTTCCCTTCCATTGTTTCATTTTTATTGAATTTTCATCGTTAGTTCAGATTTTTTGATACTAATTAAATAGTATTATTCATCTTATTCTGAATATTTAAGAATATGCGTATTGAGCATATACTATGTTATGTGCAAGCTATAACGTCTTTTAAATATTGTCCTGTGCTTAATTCAATCTTTTTACAACCAATCTGATTTTGCAATTGTGTTATCCATTCAGTCCAGTTATCACTTACCAGTTTAATAAAACTTTCATTGCTTCCTCGTTGTTTATACCTTTCTATAAACTCTTGTTTCAAGTCAATATTTGGGTAAACAAGAGTAAAGTGAAAACCTTCTTTAACAAGTGCATCCCTTACAACTTCGTGGCTACTTATAAGTATAATATCTACTTTACCCAAATTTGCCTTAATATGGTCTATGTAATTTTTAGGAAAAAAAGCTTTATCAAACTTACTACTATCACTATCTAAAACTTTTAGCTTAGAATGGTTGTAAAGGTAACTTTTGCCAACTGCTGGAAAGCCTGCACATAACAACGTGGATAATTCATTGATATTTTCTGCATTTTTGGAATCTAATTGTTTACTCATAATTTATTGTTTATTAATTAATATTTATTCTTTTTGTCGCAACGAAATCATACACACAACCGTTATAATACAACTAAAATCACTATTCCAGTCCCTATCGTTATAATCAATGCTATTGTTAGCTTAAAGGCTTTTATTCTGTTCATTTCTTAATCTGAATTAACCCCTTTTCAATTAACTTAATTTGAGTTTCAAATATTGCTCGCATCCAATCCTGATAAGAAACCTTGCCCGAATCAGCGTGTTTGTGGCAATCATCACAGCCATAAGCGCCCCAAAAATCAGGGCTTTTAGTTCCCATTCCCTTTAAAGAGCTTGGAGCGTGGCAAAATACCGTACTTGCTTGCCTATGGTTGCATACGTTTTCAATCCTGAATGCGCATAGCTCCCCGTGAGCGCTTCGAGTTATTGATTCTGATTTTATTACGGGTGGTTTAGGAAACATCATTCTACATCCTCAATTTCAATTATAGTGTAAACTGATTTATTGTTTTTTGCTTTTTCCCATCGGGGTTTAAACTCAACTATTATAGAAGGCTTATCATCTTTTATAACTCCTGAACTAACTAATCCGTCTCCCCAATGCTTGAAACTTGCACATAAATTATCCCAGTCAGGAGCTACCACGCTTGCCCGTGTATAAGTGATAATAACCTTACCTTTATGCTTGTTGGGTTTCTCCGATATTATAGCCCATTTTATGGCTGTTTGTCGCTTTTTCTTAGCATGGAAGTGTTCACGGATCAATCCGTTTTTTCCATTTAAAGTTGGTGTTACAAAATCAAATTCAAGGCGTTGCTTCATTTTAAATAGTATCTGTTATTCTTCTTTTCAATTTCTACACACGTTCGCATTTCTGCTAACCTTCTTAATCCTTGCCTTTCACAAATATCAAACTGATCTAATATATCCGACAACTTAAAACCTTTGTATTCAAACTTAGAATAAAGCCAAATATAAATTAGCTTTGATCCAAAACTCATATCAAGGTCGTTAATAGTCTCTATGAAATCAGATGTTATCATATTCTCTTTTTAGTCAGCTTGTAAGCCCCCTCCTTTTTTGTAAGATAACCTTTTTTAATTAGCGCTTTAATGTTCTGTGTTACGCTGTGAGGCGACCTAAAACCAAACGCTTCTTGTATTACAATATAAGTAGGAAAAACGCCCTTATCAGATTTATAATCTTTTATGTAGTTTAAAAACTCTAATTGCTTCAATGTAAGTTGTTTGCTATCCATCTTTATTTAATATATGTATAATTAATATTGATTGCTACTTTAATATTATGTATTTTATATGTGCAAGCATGAGAAACAGCTTGGCACGTTCATAACAAAATTATGTTCGATCAGGTAAAGAGCCGTGTATCTTAAAACGTATATGGCAGGAATATTCTTTTTTCATAGGGGCTTTTTTCTTTTGTTTCTTTACTTATGTTTACGGTGTTCTTTCCTTTGGTTTGTTTTCTTTTTAAGAAAGTGTTCACTTCTTCCTCTCCAATATAATAACCCCGATTATAATCAAAGCCAAATATGCTACAATCATTAAGTAGGATATAATTTGATGTTCGCTCACTTCATCCTCACTATTATTGGTGTTTTACCTTCGTAACTTATTACATTTTTATTTTCTCGTAACATCCTGATAAACTGTTTCCTATTTGTAGAAATCAGAATAGTAAATCGCTTCACTCCGTGTATCTGATATTGATTCATCATTTCCATCAGGCAATCCAAAGGACTGCTTTCTGATATATCTCCTAGCGTTCGTGAAGTTCTTCCATCCATACAAAAGCATTAGTATTAATATTAAGTAAATCATTCTATGCCTAATATAGATTTAGCTTGTTTCATAGCCTTATACTTCTGCATAGTGTCTAAGTCAATCGGGGTGTATGCTGTACCAATTTTAGCCATTGCGCCCATTACAAAGAGTTTATTACCCTGCCTGTCGAAATCTACTTTGCATTCTTTTTCCTTACCTGCAATCTCTAGTTTAATATCAAGAGTTTCCATTATTCTTTTATCCTTAGATTTTTAATATCAACGCCAAACTTATCAGCTACTTTAAATTTACTCATTCCGAAACTCCTTTAAGTTTATTTATCTCTGTTACAAGCTCATTTATCTTTTCTATTAAAACGGCAATGTTTTCAGATGTAGATTCGGGAACTGCTTTATATTCGTAACCATCAGGTTTTGAATACATGTTTGGCATATCCCATATTGAAATTTCTTTAATACTCATTATTCTATATTTAGTTAAAATTAATTGAGCCGATTGAGGGATATGCTCCCCCTTCATCCATTGCAGAATCGGCTTCCAGAAACAACATAATTAACTGGTTTATGTTTTACTGGATTATCCAGTTTAAAATAAGGCTCACTAACTGCTTCAGGGCTTAGTGAGTGGTGTGTTTCGTTACGTCTTTCAAAACCCGATACGCCTGAAGATCACCGCTTCCTTAAAATGTTGAGTGAGGACAGGATTCGATACCTGTAAGATGGTTTGTTGCTTCGATGCTTTAATCCATTTAGGAGTGTCCACATGGGTCTTATCCATCTACCCGTTATAGCGTTTACTTATCGCATTGCCCGTAGTCTGGATTATTCGGTTAATAACCTATTTTTATGCGCTTTCGCCACCTCACTCAGTTTCAAGGAACCCGAACTAAACACCGCTTTCATGTCTCTTTTGCTTCTAGGAAAGCAGGGCGTCCTAGAACATTCGGGTTCCAATTTCATTAAATTCAAAGAACTGTTTAAAACCCGATTATGCTCTCACACACAATCGGATAATCTCATTTGCTTATTTTACTGATAAAATCGTCTTTCAGCGTTTCGTTTATTTCGTTTACTATCTCGGAGGTTTTCATATCAATTCCTTTTAATTAAAAGCACCTACTCACCTTCGGTGCTTTGAGAATTAGTTATTCTTCAAATCAGCTATGTGGTTAATCCAGTTGTTAGCCTGTTCGTAATAATACTTATCACCCGTTTCAGCAAAGGCATCTTTAAAAAATTCTACTTTAGTTTCTGCGTGTTTAATTTGTTCGGCCATAATTCTCAAAGTTTGTTATT